GAGCACCATCTGGCCAGCGGCAACTCATTCCGAATCGGAAACACTTGGAGATTGCCTGGATTACCTCGGCACACTCCTCAAGGGTAATTGTCATCAGTTCAGTTTCTTGCTTATTCATTGTCCAAAGATCCTCGTCAGTTCATAAAATGTATGATCAATATTATTGTCATCGTGCAGGATAGCGAGTCCACCAGCGGCACGAAACTTGTCAACAACACGCGGAGTGTCATCAATCAAGACACGATCAGGAGCAGAGAATGCTGCCTTCTTGCTACCGCCAGGAACGATGTTCACGGGGTAATGCAGCAACTTGCTGTTCAGCCAGATCTTCTTCTGATATTCGACTTCTGTGTGATGTTTGGCACCACCAGAAGAACTCAGGATCTCGATATCAACCCCAAGACCATCGACGAAATCAAGCAGACGATGAGCATTTGGCATATATTGAAGTTCAGTGAATCGGAACCCGAAAATAAAATCCTCGAAATTCTTAGCTGATTCATAAGAATGCTTCTCAACCAGAGCTGGGTCAATCTGAAACACTTCCTCGTACTTCTTGTTGAAGTTGGCGAGGACGCCATCCATGTCAAGGTAGATTTTCATTCGCAGACCACAATCCGATCAAAACCAGGGCGATCCATAAAGAACGCGCCATTCAGAGGAGCAGTGAATTCTTCAAGACCATCAGCCGGAACAGGTTCACCGCGAACCACACGCGAGATAAACTTGCAAGTCACAGTCCCATTCGTTTTCGAGATCTCTTCCACAAGACCGAGCATGTAGCAAGAGTATTCGCCAACGAAATCAAACGACTTAACCAGATCACCAACTTTCATTTTCTTTCCTTTTCAATTCGATAAGTTATTATACCTCGAAAGTGAATAAAAGTAAAACGATTTCAGTCCAAGACACTCCACATCGTGCTTTGATCTTGGTCAAGAATAGTTTGATATGGCTCTACATCGATGCCATATTTGCGGAGTAGATAAACTCCGGACAAGTCTCGGTATGTATCTCGGTAGATTACCTTCTTTATGCCTGCATTGGCCATAAGCCTAGAGCAGTTGATACAGGGAGACATCGTTACGTACACGCATGCTCCTTCAATTGAGACCGAAGACTTGACAATCTTCATCAACAGGTTTTCTTCTGCGTGGATTACTTCTGGTTTAGTATTACCATTCTCATCCTCACAGACATTACCTGTTCCTGGCAGAGTGCCATTGTAACCGAATGCCAGGATGTTTCTATCTCTCACTGCTATTGCCCCGACTTTGGCTCGTTTAGCATAACTAAGAGAGGCAGTCATGACTGCCACATCCATATAGAATTTGTCGAACTTAGACATTACTTGAAGTATCCAACCTTCACCAGAGATTCTTTAGACAGATTCGGGAACATCTTATCTAGTGTCTGGTTTTTCACTGCCAACAGGATACTGGCATCCATTGCGGACACTGACTCAAGTGCCTGAACGAATAGGCTTTCTCGACGAATGGGCTTCAAATCTGCTCGGCTAAACAAACTGATCTTCTTGGCGATTTGCCAGAATGCACCGCTAATTTGATCTGGGTGATTTGGGCTGCAAGTGTAAGGAGGTTCACCATCAGGAAGAACCATTTTCTTCTCTGGGACATATGCTGCCTCCATCAAGGACCGAAGGTAGTTGTTATTGATATGTGGTTTGATCGTTTCAATATTCGTATTTGCTTCAGCAAGAATTTCAGAGATAGTTTTCATAGTCAGAATGCCTGTAGGTCATTTAGAAGTAATCGGCAGCGATGTTCCATGAGATAATTCATAATCGCATTCAGATCACGCTTCGGTTGTTGTTCATGATAGACAGAGAGAATCTTCTCCTGTACCTCATTAGGTATATAGTCAAAGTCAATTAGCGTCCGATTCCGCTGGAAGTTTCGCTGGTCAACATCCGACAACCCAGTCTGAGTCTTGAACCGATCCATTACCTTAGCCGTCACTGGTTTCTGGCGACCCTCTACCATGAAGATGTCATCATTCGATAGAACATTGGGGACACCATCACCTGCGTCACCCTTAATAACTTTCTCAAGAAGGAAGTCTGGTTCTGGTTTAGAGACGAACTTCTTCATCAGAGGATTCCACTGACGAACGTTCTTGAACTTATGCAGCTGCTTGAAGTCGCCATCACTTGACACGATCAGGATCGGAGCAGGATCAGAGACCAATCCCTGCTGGACTGTATCATTCTCCGTGAGATACTTAGTGAGAACTGCTACGATGTCATCACCTTCTGCCACATCGACCTTGATAGCTCGGTAAGGAAAGATCGTGCGCAGTTCCTCAAGCAACTCAGAGGCGAACGTAAAGATCGTCTTCCAATCAGTCTTAGACTTCTCTCGTGAACCCTTACGCGCTGCCTTATAGAAAGGAAAGTAATCTCGACGCCAGTTCTTTCCGCCATCAGCGCAAAGAATCACCTCACCATACTTCGAGGAGTAATCAGTCTTATACTTCAACAGACTGGACAGGGTGGCGTGACGAATAATATCAATTGCCTTCTTCGTGTCCTTGCCTTTATCCATATCTGAACCAAAGGCAAGACAACTAGCAATAACCACCTGACTATAATCAATAAGGATTGCCATATTCTTTCACTTAAACGTAGCGAGGAGAAGGGTGTCGGCATTAATCCGACCATTCGGTACAATTGGTTTAGCTGTCAATGCTTTCATAAAGTTGGCATAAACACGCTTACCCTTATCCGAGAGAGGAGCCAGGGTTTCTGGCTTACGCACAGTCTTCTGACCAGACTTCTCCATATCGTAATTCATAATCGTCGTACCCTTAACTGTCAGGGTCATACCATCAAGAGCCTTGTAGACCTGCATCTTACGGGTCTTAACATTGAAACAATACAACTCATCAGCTCCGACAATCGAGGTAGGGCTGACCGACTTCAGACCAAGAACATCATCAGCTGGTGCGAACTTCATCTTAGCCACAATCACGCCGACTGGCTTTGCCTTTGGAGTACGAGCCTTGCGAATTACGACCTTCTTCAGCTGAGTCAGACGTTCGGTCAGATTCTCGTACGCAGCCAGCAACTTCTTCAGATCGGTTTTCTTGAAGTTGCTATAACCTTCATTCAAGTAGGCATCAGTACCAGCGGCAGCTGCGCGCAATTCGAACAAAGTACGCTGAATCTTCTGTGCAACCTTATTGGCAACGGGAGTCGTCAGTGGCGTCTTCATCAGACGATCGATATCAGGAATCGCCTTACGATCCATCACGAATTCATCGAGGATGCCATTGAAGTCAGCAACGAATTCCTTGGCTTTATCTTCAAGCAAATCCTGGATGTTCACTTTCTTCACAGAAACTTCAACCACATCTGGTCGCGACAGATCCTTGATTCGGATAAATTCGTTCTGAACAAAGTTCATTTCGTTTTCTTCAAGGGCATTACCCAGCGCCAGCATACGGCACAGAGTACCAGCTGAACGGAACTCGCGCTCATGGATTTCGCTGGTTGGGAACTTCGCTTCCTTCTTGAAGTATGCCAGGAACCATGCCTTCTTCTGCTTGTTGTCATACTCAGCATTGTAGTAATTCAATGCGTACAACAGACTAGCCTGGTACTGAAGGTTATTGATCTCTGGCTCGCCAGTTTTCTTCATCAGTTTCTCAACGAGCGCGAGACGTTTAGCGGTAGTTGCCATTTGTTTTCCTAATCAACACAATAAGTTATTATACCTCGAACCTGAATAAAAGTAAATCAACCACGGAACATGCTATATGCTTCTTCGTGCAAGAGATTAACTGACGGACGAAATTGGTAAGATCCAAGTGCTAATTTCTTATTGAAATTATATGTTCCAGCTGCGTTCACGGTCAAGACTTTCGCATACGAACCACGATGGCTCACGAAGCGATTGATCTCTGGTACGTAGTAATACTTGCTGGCACTGATGTCAATCTTTTGACCAGAGTGGCGCACCGCAGTAACCAGATAACAAAGAGGACGACCAGTGACACCACTGATAGCGAGTTCAACGGGAGAGGTAGAGAAGCTGACTACGGACATGATATTCCTTTAAAGTAGGTGAGCGTATGCACGCATGATCTCTCGTTTGAGATCGTAGGGATGTTTGAAGATCTTCTTGTTGAACTTCATTGTGTTCGGACTGTAGATCTTGATCGAGTTACCATCAGGAAGTTCAAAGAAGTACACGTGTCCTCTGGGTTCCATGACTTTCTCATAGAGATAAGAGATGCCCATAAAGAACAGGGTATCCTTAATTTCTTCTCTGGTCTCGGGTGGATTCCACGCCATCAGATTTCCTTTCAAGTAATATATTATACCTGAATTCTGAATAAAAGTAAAAACTATTAGGTGTTGAGAAACTCCATTAGAGATGCGTCAGATTTTTCTTTCT